AAAATTATTAAATGAAGGAATGGGAGAGGCAGAAATAGTTGCTTACCTAAAAGAACAAGGTTTAGACGATGAAGATATTGAAACTCTGTTCTCCTTCTTACAAGAAATATCAGGTCAAGAATCTTCAATGGAGCAAGCTCCTCAAGGAATAGACCAACAATTGCAAGGAATGATGTAATGGATATACGACCTCAAGCTTTTGGATTTGACGGAACTAATAATTTTGATGGCAGCAGAGTAAACGGCGATAATAATATGCGTATATCTCAACCCATTCAAGATATGAGAGCAACAATGCCTTCTCTTGGATTTGACCAACGAGGCGGTGCAGGAAATAGGATAGGAAGAGCATATCCAATAAATCAAGGCGGACAGCAAGATAGGATTCAAGGCGGACTAGGCTCATTTGGCTATCCTAGTCAGAATCCTTTTGGCGGCGGAATGAATGCTAATAGAGGCGGCTTTGGTAACAGAGGCGGCTATGGCAATCCTTACGGCGGCGGTGGAGGATTTAGACAACAACCACCTCAGTTTGGAGGCGGTGGCGGCTTTGGAAACCCTTACGGAAATAGAGGCGGATTTGGTGGAGGCTTTGGCGGCGGCGGTATGCGTGGCGGCTACGGTAGACCCCCACAATTCGGCGGTGGATTCGGAGGAGGCTACGGCGGAGGAATGGGTGGAGGATTCGGTGGCGGATTCAGACAGCAACCTCCTATGTTTGGCGGTGGTGGATTAGGCGGTATGTTCCCAGGAATGGGAGGCGGATACGGTCAGAGACCTCAATTCGGTGGCGGTTATGGAATGCAACCCCCTAGGTTCGGCGGAGGCGGTTATCCAGGAATGGGTGGCGGCGGTTTCGGCGGTGGTATGGGCAATGTAGGTGGTGGATACAACGGCGGTGGCTTTGGTGGCGGTATGGGAGGTGGCTTCGGCCAAAGACCTCCTAGTTATGGCGGTGGCTACGGTGGTGGATTTAATCAAAGACCTCCTAGTTACGGTGGGATAGGCGGTGGATATAATAGACCAATTCAAAGACCAATGCCTGAACCTGCACCTGGTTTTGGTAATCTTAAACCTATAAGTATACCAACTGACCCAGGAAGGTCTTTTAAGTATATTGATGAACCTAATCAAAGACCAACAAACGATAGGGCTATAATGCCACCTGAAATGCAAACTAAAGGACCAGAAAGTTTAGGCTTTGGAAAAATGGGTTATCCTTCTGTCCAGCCACAACAAAATTTTCAAAATGCACAACTAGCTCAAGGCGCTAGTGGTATGAGCAATCAGTATCAACAATATCAAAGATAAGATTATTAACAAATAAATGAACTTCTCAAAGTTAACTGAGACAGAGCTTAAAGAAGCTTTGATGCTCAAAGAAAAGCTTGACACTTTTGAAACTCAAGACAAATGCCAAAATAACTTTTTGTCCTACGTGGAACATATGTGGCCAGAATTTATTTGTGGCCGTCATCATAAGATATTTGCAGATAAGCTTGATAAAGTAGCATCAGGCGAGATTAAACGTTTGATCGTTAACATGCCTCCTCGTCATACTAAATCAGAATTTGCATCTACTTTCTTTCCATCGTTTATTATGGGCAAGAAGCCTAAGATGAAGATTATGCAAACAACCCATACAGGGGAACTAGCAGTAAGATTCGGTCGTAAGGTCAGAAACTTAATGGACCAAAAAGAATACAAGGATGTTTTTCCACAAGTTAAATTACAAGCAGATAACAAATCGGCTGGTCGTTGGGAGACTAACAAAGGCGGAGAATATTTTGCGGCTGGTGTTGGTGGTGCTGTTACTGGTAGGGGTGCGGATTTACTTATTATTGATGACCCTCATTCAGAACAAGACGCCCTTAGCCCTAATGCCCTAGAGTCCGCTTGGGAATGGTATACCTCTGGACCTAGACAGCGTTTGCAGCCTGGTGGAGCTATAGTATTAGTTATGACTCGTTGGTCTGCTATAGACTTAACAGCAAAGCTACTAGATTCGCAGAAAGAGCCTATGGCAGATCAATGGGAGATGATAGAGTTTCCTGCTATCTTCCCAGAAACAGACAATCCTTTATGGCCTGAGTTCTGGCCTAAAGACGAATTATTAAAAGTTAAATCTTCTATTCCTGGAATTAAATGGAATGCTCAGTGGATGCAGAATCCTACTGCTGAAGAAGGGGCCATTATTAAAAGAGAGTGGTGGAAGCGTTGGAAACATAAAACAATACCTCCTGTTAAATACATTATGCAGTCTTACGATACTGCGTTTTCTAAAAGCCAGACTGCTGACTTTTCTGCTATATCTACTTGGGGTGTATTTAAACCCTCTGAAGATGAGCCAGAATGTTTAATACTATTAGACTGTCAAAAAGGCCGTTGGGATTTCCCAGAGTTAAAAGAAGTTGCTATGCGTGAGTATAGTTATTGGGAATGCGACATGGTATTAATAGAAGCTAAAGCATCTGGTACTCCGCTTACCCAAGAACTACGGCGAATGGGTATTCCTGTGGTTAATTACTCGCCAACTAGAGGCCATGATAAACACTCTAGAATGCACTCTGTTGCCCCCATATTTGAGTCAGGAATGGTATATGCACCCGAAAAAGCTTTTGCCGAAGATATGATAGAAGAATGTGCTTCTTTTCCATTTGGTGCTAACGATGATTTATGCGATACTATGACTCAAGCCCTAATGCGTTTTCGTGAAGGTGGATTTGTTTCTTTAGCGAGTGACTACGAAGATCAAGAAAGACAAAGAACTATTAGAAGATATTATTGATGAGATTATAAAATGGCAATAGAAAGACAAGCTCCAGAAGATATAATAGATACAACCACAACTCAAGATGCAGATTCTTTAGATTCTGAAATTATTGAAGTATTAGAAGCTATGGGCGAGGGTGAGGAAAACATCCAAATGCAAGAAGATGGTTCTGCAATACTAGGACCAGAAGAAGCTCCAATGGATGAAGTAGGCTTTGGAGAAAATTTAGCTGAAACTGTTTCAGAGCAAGAACTATCTAGTATCTATATAGAACTAGTAGGTGGCATTGAAAACGATAAGTCCTCTAGAGAAGATTGGGAAAAAACTTATACCGATGGCCTTAAATATTTAGGCATGAAGTTTGATGAAAACAGATCAGAACCTTTTGCAGGAGCTAGTGGTGTTGTTCATCCTCTTTTAGGAGAATCAGTAACCCAGTTCCAAGCACAAGCATATAAAGAATTACTACCAGCAGGAGGCCCAGTCAAGACGCAAGTTATTGGTGCCTATGACATGGTTGTAGAACAACAAGCACAAAGAGTTAAAGAATTTATGAACTATCAGATTCTTCATGTAATGGAAGAATACGACGAAGAGCTAGATCAAATGCTTTTCTATCTTCCGCTTGCTGGTTCTGCATTTAAAAAAGTCTACTACGATGAAACATTAGGAAGACCTGTATCAAAGTTTGTAGCCCCAGAAGATTTAATCGTCCCTTATTACACAACTGATTTAGAGAGTTGTTCCAGAATTACTCACGTTGTTAAGATGCCAGAAAATGATGTAAAGAAATTACAGTCTATTGGCTTTTACAGAAACGTAGATGTAGAGTCTGGAGGCAATGTTAATCTTTCTTCAGACATAAAATCAGAAAAAGAAAAACTAGAAGGTATGGAACCTAGTTATGACGATGGCGATGTAGCTGTTCTCTATGAAGTTCATTGTAATTTAGACTTAGAAGGCTTTGAAGATATAGGCCAAGACGGTGAGCCTAGCGGAGTTAAGTTACCTTATATAGTAACTATAGACTCTAATAGTGAAAACATATTATCTATTAGGCGTAACTTCAAAGAAGAAGACCCAATGAAGAAGAAGACCGAATACTTTGTGCATTTTAAATTCTTGCCAGGTTTAGGTTTTTACGGCTTTGGACTAACACACATGATTGGTGGCTTATCTAAAGCTTCTACATCTATTATGAGACAGCTAATTGATGCTGGTACTCTAGCTAATTTACCTGCTGGTTTTAAAACTAGAGGTATTAGAATTAGAGATGAAGATACCCCAATACAACCTGGCGAGTTTAGAGATGTTGATGCTCCTGGAGGATCTCTAAGAGATGCTATCCAGCCTTTACCATTTAAAGAACCTAGTGCAACGTTGTTAAGTCTATTAAACATCCTAGTTGACTCTGGTCAAAAGTTTGCATCTATTGCTGAAATTAATACAGGACAAGGCAATCCAAATGCTCCAGTAGGAACAACACTTGCGTTATTAGAAAGATCTACAAAGGTTCTATCTGCAATTCACAAAAGATTGCATAACTCTCAAAAGAAAGAATTTAGAATACTAGCAAATGTATTTAAAGAATACCTACCTCCAGAATATCCTTATGCAATAGCTAATAGCGAATCATCTATTAAGCTAACAGACTTTGACGAGAAGGTAGACATATTCCCGGTATCTAATCCTGACATATTTAGTCAAGCTCAAAGAATAGCTATGGCTCAAGAGATGATGCATTTAGTACAAGCTAATCCAGAAGTTCACGGGCCTAGTGGAATATATGAATCTTACAAAAGAATGTACCATGCTATAGGTGTGGATAACGTAGATCAGATACTTACTCCGCCACCTTCTACAGAGCCAGTTGTTACAGAGCCTGGCTTTGAAAACAACAAACTATTGTTAGGAGAGCAAGCACAAGCATTCCCTCAACAGAATCATGATGCTCATATTTCTATTCACATGTCTCTATTAAATACTCCACCTGTACAAATGAATGCGCAGATCCAAGCTTTAATACATTCACATATCATGCAACATTTACAAATGAAAGCGGATCAATTAGCTGAGCAACAAATGCCTCCTGAGGTTATGGAACAGTTCCAAGGGTTACTGCAACAATCACAACAAGCCTCTCCTGAAGAAGCGCCGGCAATGGCACAACAAGCTGCAGATCTTTTAGCTGAGTTTTCTTCTCCAATACTTGCAGAACTTCTTGTTGAGTACAATCAAAAAGTAGCGTCTCCTGAGGACGAAGATCCGTTAGTAGCAATTAGAAAGCAAGAGTTAGCGTTAAAAGGCCAAGAACTTTCTATTGAACAACAACAATTCATAGCAGAAGAGAAAAGAAAAAACCAAGAGGCTCAAAGAAGAATAGAAGTCGATAGAGAGAGAATAGGCTCTATGGAAGATATAGCTGACTTAAGAGATGAGACTGCAAGAGAGAGATTACAACAGCAAGCAAGATTTAAACTTATGGATATTCAGAATAACCAAGAGTAAAAATAAAGGTTGCAAATATTATATATAACCAAGATAATAAGAAACATGATAAAAAGAACAGAAGTAAGTCAACAGAAAACCCCCAAGGTCATGAAAGACAAATGCAGTTATGGAAAGAAAGGGTCAGTACCCATGAAAAATAATGCAGGCACTTTTTCAGCCAGTACAACTCCAAAGCCTGGAACAGGTAAAGGAAAAGCAAGAGGTATGGGCGCCGCCGAATTTGGTGGTAAGTTTTCTGGCATTTATTAATGTCCGTAGTTTGGGTTAGCCAAAAATTCTTAAAAGAAATAGAAGCTAAAAAACAAGGAGTACAAGAGGTCATTTTGTCAGGGACAAAAGACTTTGCTCAATATCAATATCTGTGTGGACGTTACAGTTCTCTAGTCGATGCAGAAAGTACATTTAGGGAACTGCTGGGAAAAATAGTAGAAGATGACG